CGTTCCGCCCATAGCGCGCATACCGCCAGCGATAAAATGCGTACTATCTGCTTTGAGCGGTTTGTTCGTTACTGGGTCGCACAGTGAAATATCATAGCTCATTTTCTCTTTTCTCCCATTCTTTGCACACATCTTCCGGGTCTGTAAAATCAGCTCTGCGCTCTGACAGACCGTTGTAGCAGACCCAAGAGAAGCTATCGTGCCATTTACAGGTGGAGCAAGACTTGTCCACAGTTTGGCATAAAAGTTTCCCTTTGCTGTCCAGTAGAATGCCATTGCCCAGCTTGATTACATTACTTTCGCTCATCTTTCTTCTCCCATTCCTTGCATCCGCGTTCTTCCCACACGAAGTCTGCAACGTGTTCTAACTGGTCGTTCACGTACTCTAGCCCTGCGTACCATTTACAAGAGCCACAGGACTGCTCAGATTTGTTTTTGCAGGATTCTGCCATACATCGGATAGCCTTGCCAGCGGAGAACTGTTTGATGCCCATGCAAGAGCAATGTTCGGTGGTGCAGTAGAAGTTCATTCCTCTATCTCCTTCCATCCGATAAACTGGCATAAACCAACAGTGTTGTTAGCGCAACGATGAATGAGAACTTTATCGCTTATTTTAAATTTTGCGATAAACCCAACTTTGCTTTCTTCCATTTCGTTTTCAAACATCCAATCAACAATGTCTTTATCGATTCTGACATCGCTTTCGTCCGTCATGGTCGCAAAGCACTGTTTGCATCTATAAAGAGCGCACTTTTTCATTCTCTCTGCCCTCTCTTTCTCCTTCTGTTGGCATTGAACTGTCCGATCACTCGCTTATAATCCTCATAGCACTCCGGGCATAGGTCGCCTGTGTCCCTGCGCCACGCCCAGTCCTTGAAGTATTCGTCAGGGTTCATTATCCTGCCGCCAAGAACTGCTCCGCAGCGGTCGCATACTCGCTTGTGGTAGATTCCTCTGTCAGTTTGCATTAGTCATCCTCCCCAACGTCCTTAAACAGGACTTCTTTGTCTGCTTTCCAGTCTTTGATTTTGCACGGAATGTCCGTGCCTGGCACGGTCTTTTTCAGCCCATCCATCTGCCAGACGTTCCATGAGATAGTGTCTGCGATACAGTCAAGAAAAATGGGCATGAAGCCAATTTCCAGCTTTTCAGCATCAAACCGATACCTAAAATTTTCAATCAGCGTCAGGAACAGGTTGCACCTTGCCAGCAAGAGATTGTCTCCCTGCCACTCATAGCCGTATGTCGATGCGTAGGCGCTAATTGCCCAGCACATCCACATATCGTAGTCATGGAACTGCTCCGCCAGAACATTTAGCTTCCTATCCAGCAGACCGATTCTGTCCGGCACAGCAATCATCTGCCCTGCTGTGGTATCATATCGGCTTGTCAGGAACGGCGCTTCGCCACAGGTTACTTCAAGACAAGTCTTGTTGATGTACTCCTTCCAGTTCACGCCCTTCAGGTCGTTTTCAGCAACGTCTGCCATCTTCTTGCAGACCCATGTTGGAGTAAACACCTCTGCTTTCTTGCTGGTTCGCTTCTTTTGGTCTGCAAGTCGTTTCTGCACACGAGGAACAAGTTGAACCTTGTCCAGTTGTTCCAGCGTAATTTCATCTGCAAAGCCAACGCCAAGTTCAGGCGGCGGGTCTGTCGCCCAGATGATGTTCTTGCCGGTCGTACGGTCTTGCAAGAGGACAGGCAGGAACGTGCGTAGGCAGGGGTCGGAGAAGTCAATCAATTTTCCCATTTGTCAGCCCTCACCATGATTTTGTTTTTCTCTTTCAGCCAGTCCTTGACGCAATGAAAGCAATGCTCACGGTTTTGGCAACGCTCCGGGTCTCGATGCTTGATAAGCTCGCAGATTCCCGGTGTTAGGTTCTCCGTAATGTCATCGTCCGTCATGGAGCGAATGAAATCACCGTTAGTCATGTTCTTCCACCTCTCTGTACTCCACGTCAATCCCCTTCGGCAAAGCCGTCTGGTACTTCTGGGCGAGCTGCTCTGCGCTCTGGGCATCGCCCAACGGCTGTTCAGGCGGCGCAACGGTGACTTCCACGTTGTCACGCATACCAAAGTAGTTCTTGGCTCGGAAAATCCACTCTGCCGGATTCTCCTGCCCGTACATACCGTTGTACGCCCACATGGACTGCATTTGCAGAATCAGCTTCAAGATGTACTTCTGCTGCAAGCTGTCGTCACGGCGTTTGCCTGTCATAATCTGTCTCAGGCTAGGCCATTCGATGCCAAGAACCAATGCAATCCATTCCACAACAGGGGATATTCTGGCTTCGATGCAAGCGTCAAAGAAGAAATCAAGGCGTTGCTGCACTTCAATGGGGTTGTTCATGTCCACACTCGGAAGGTCGCCAAAATACTTTGCCGCAATCATGCCGACAACTTTCTTGTCCTCTTCATCGCCGATTCTTGACTGCAAATCCCCTGTGTTCATCATCTTCAGCTTCTCGATAGCCAACGCCTGTTGCTCCTTTACCTTCTTACTGACCTGTGAACGGATGCTTTTGTTCTTGTTGAGGTTCTGTATACGCTTCTTCTCTCGCTCTTTCTCACGCTTTGCAGCGGCTTGTTCTTTCGCCTTTTGCGCTCGCTTCTCACGCTTTTTCTTTTCGGCTTCGGTCAGCGGCGGCCTGCCACGACCACGCTTTGGGGGTGTTGCCATGTGTCAGGCCTCCTTTGGCAGTTCTGGAATCGGCATCCAGAACCTGACTTCTTCACGTCCAACCTCTTCTATCCACTTACCACCTCTAAATTCTCTTGTTGAAACACAATCGTCCAAACTCCAAAATTTGTATACAACAAAGTAGATTCCGTCTTTTTTCGGTTGCGAATCGTTTACGCTAATCCACTCGTTCATACTCTCACCTCTTCATTTTCATTCCGATTACGCCCAACTGCTGTGCGATTATCCAGACTACACAGCGGCAATCCCACTGATTCCACCAAGCGCACTTTTCTTTCTCACAGATGCACCGACCAAGCGGGTTGCTGGTTAGCTTCATCGGGCAGTAAAGTTCATTATCCATTGGTTATTCCCCGTTCATCTCATAACATTTGCTGCCGTTATCGTTGAATCCCAAACACCAAGCTAGCTCGGAAGCAATTTTCTGATAAATGCCTTTGGCGTTAAGCTCAGTTTCGGATTCCGCACAGCCGCTATAAAGACCATACAGAAAAGCCAGTCTTTCACGCCCTACCATGTTGATTTCCTGAATCATCATTTCCACCCCATCACAACAGCCGTGCAAACGACCAGACACACGTTGATAAACAGCCAGACGAGCATTGCCTGCCGTTCCTCAAACAGACTGTTCGCCATGTTCTTAATTGTCCGTTCGGACTGAACTACTACCGCCAGCAGGACTAGGCAGACCAGCCAGCGAGTTGCAAATTCAAACATTGTTAGCTCCACCTTTCTCTCAGCTCTTTTTCGACCTGTTCTGACTTTGCTGTGATGTAATCAGCAAACTCGTCAGGGGTCATGTCCTCTTCTTTGAACTTGCCGACCATCTCCCAGTACCTATCACCGATGCGGATGATTTTCTGCACCTGTTCATCGGTCAGGTCTGCATCGCACCGAAGGTTCTGAATCAGTGCGCCCCATGTGGTGGCAATGCCATCCAAAGCAATATGAAAGCCGTACAACTGGTTCTGCCGTGCGATTTTGCGGAGGTTGGTTGACATCGCCTGTTTGCCATTTAAGGGGCGGTTTCCATGCTTATTCATCTGGCTGCTCCTTGTCGGTGGAAAGTTCAAACGTGACTTTCAGTGTTTTGCCACCACGGACTTCCCATGCCTTTTGAATTTTGGTCTTATTGTCACGCATCATTTTCGTGATGAAATGCCCCATGACCGCCGTAATCGCTTCATCGGTCACATCTGACTTGTTGCGCCACATCTTCAAGCCATCTTTTCGAGGCGGTGCCATCGTTCCTGCATAGATGTTTCCAAACATCCCGCAACCAACATGATATTCAGCCATTTTTATTCTCCTTTGCTTCAAGGCGAGAAAGCCAGCGGGTTTCTTTTTCATCTTCGATTTTGATAACCTTTTCCATGTACCTGTTATAAATCAAGATTCCGTCTCTTTCGGCGGACTTGCCAAACATGGTTAGGCAGACAAAAACATCCGCCATTTCTTCTTGTATATTTTCTAAACATTCCTCAACACTCTTCGGTGTCGGGTTCGTGCCATCCAGCGCCCGGCGCAGCTTCAACGCAGCCTGTGCCAGTTCGGACGCTTCTTCTGCCAACTGCGCCAAGATTTCGGTCTTGGGCAAAATGTCTGAAATTTTCTTTTGCATAGCTCTACCTCTTTCAGTAGTATTCAATTTCAACCATTGAAGTGGATACAAGCTCAAATCGACCGTCTCCCAGAGGTATTTGGAGTAGTTTGTAATCTCTTGCACTAGAGATCGGAATCAGCTCGTTAAAACTTTCCACCGTAATGGTGTACTTTGGATGCCGTGCGCTACCGTAGCCTACTTTTTCAATTTCCGGGGAATAGACCGTGACGTGATAACACGGTTTGCTAGCTTCTTCCGCTTTAGCAGAGGCTTTAGCGGCGGTCGGATGGCAGGATGTAAAGAGCAGCGTGAGCAGTAGCGCTACGGTTGCGATTGTGAAGCGGATAAAACGGTGATTTATTTTGTTTTTCATTTCAATAATTCCTCCATCTTTGCGCCACAGTTCGGGCAATAGTGATAAAGACGGGGTGCAGCTATCGCTTCACTAGGAAACTTGCAGTTCGAGCACACCCAAAAGGCATCTTCAAAGCAAACGCTCTCTTCCCAATGTGCCACCGGTCTCAAGGTTTCCGGGTCAACAGCAGGAGCTTTCATCAGGTCATCGGCAAGTCCGGAAACGAGGTTCGCAACGCATTCCTCGATAACGCCCGCGTTGTAGTCGGTACAGTTCCCGGAGGCCATCAATGTTTTGGCCTCATCCAGATTCTTCTTCACCGCATCGTTCCATCCGTTGGCGATGGGTACTACATTAACTAACCGTATGTCGCTCATTTTTTATCTCCTTTCAGCCAGTCGTTCAGCTTTGCCATGCAAGAGGGACAAAGGGCAACGGTTTCATCTCTTATCGAGTAAATCCCTTTATCATCGCCAGAAAGGCACTTTACAATAGAATTGCTTTCAAATTGGTCAAGTTCGTCATCAAACGGTGTCATGTATTTTACATCGTTGGAAAGCGGAAACGCTTCACCGCACCTATCGCATACCATTGTCATTTTCACCACAACTCCCAACTAGCCTTGAGTTCTTTTCCGATTTCAACAGAAAGTTTTTTGATGATGATTCTTGCGTGTTCATACTGAGCTTTTACACCGTATGAATAATCTGTGACAACCTTCTTCGAGCTTTCATTGCTTCTCATTTTCTTTCTAAGGTTTTCTTCGTTCTCCATAAGGAGTTCGCTTTGGTACAGTCCCAGAAGCCTTACCAATTCTTGTTTTTCAGACAGTTGCATTTTCTTTCTCCAATCTCTTTAACAACCCATCCACGTCATACCGCCAATGGACACGCAGTCTCTTTGCTTTGACCTCTATCCCCTCTTGCTCTGCCCACTGCCAAGGGATGCTCTTACGGCTCCCGTTGTATCGGAATGCCAGAATTTTGCTGGCAGGGATTGCAAAGGTGCGGCTGACCGCCCGATAGTTGACTATCACATGGGCGGTCTGACCGCCGTACCTCATTGCTTCCACCATGTCAGTGATGTGCTTTTCCTTGCGGTATTTGCACTTTGCCTTGTCGTACTTGCCGAACACTTTTTCCAGAGGGATAGAGGGCGTTTCAATGGTTTTCAGCTCAAATAGGTGGTTCATCGGGTAACGGTACACAAGGAAGTCGCAGATGTTGTCGATGGAGAAGGACAAGTTCTCGTTGCCGCCGTAGTAGGTGGCAGCACTGTCCTTCAGGCGGTAGCACCACGCATCGGATGGAACGGATGCTTTGAAGTCTGCTTCAAACTGTTTCCCGGTGTTCATTCGTTGTCTCCCGGAATTTTAGGAATTAGCATCCAGAACTTGACTGGGTTTTTATTGTCAATCCACTTTCCGTTTACAAACTTCCTTTTCCCAATCAGATTTTCCCAGATCAAAGAATTGTAAACAGCAAGATAAATTCCATCTTCTTTCGGTTGTTTGTCTTTTACATTTGTCCACGCAATTGATGGAGCGTTTTCAAGCTGTTCGGCAAGTGCCAAAACAAGGTCAGAAGCGGCGTCAAGGGCAACACCTTTATTGTATTCAGAGTAAATTCCGCTGTTCATAAGCGCTTTAGCTTTGGCTTTTTTACTGTTCCCGGTTTCTTTCCACTCTTCAATAATCGGCTCTACGTCAACAAGTCTCATCCTCGTTCACCTCTAAATTCACTTCCGAGATACCGCTTCTTACCACGCTCCCGGTGCTTATCCTCGTAGTCACGGTGGTATACGCTCTGGCTGTGGTTCAGCTCATACACGAATGCCTTGCGCTCCTCGAAGTCTTTCTTCTCTGCCTTGTACTTCTCGCAAGTGTCGTGGCAAGCTTGGTGACGTGATGTGCAGTTGAGACAACAGGTAATCATTCTATCAACCCCATTGTTCGGCCATTGCTTTTGCAATGCCCGGAAAAGTTTTTGCCCGGTTCGCTTGTCGGTCTTTACCGCCATGATTGAACCAATTCCCGGCAACCTTCGTGCTTTCGCATTGCTCAAGCGGAATTTCATTGGTTGGTTCAAGCTCCGGCAAACCTTTCAGCCAAAGGCACGTTCTCTTTTTGAACGGATGTCCGAACTGGTACGGCTGAATGGTCTGCGTGTATTTTGGCAAGCAGTAGACGGATGACGGAATCGGATTCTCAACCGCAATCTTCGGAATATCAGCCCACAAGAAGTGCAGAAAAAAATCCTTTGCCATCAGCCCTTTACGCAACCTCTGTTCATTCAGAACGCCTTTCGGGTAAAGGAATCGTGCGCCAGCGTTTGACAGGTATGTGCAAGGCGGGTGTGCAATGAGCAAGTCCCACTTTCCAACATCATGCGTTACGCCGTCCATTGTCGCGACTTGCCCCCCTCCAGAGCCTTGAGCGCATCTCCGAGAATATGCCACTCAGGATGCTCACCGGACGGCTCTTGAATGTCGCAGGAGTAGGCTTCGTGGCCTTTCGCCCGGAATGCTTTGCAGACTTCCTGTGATTCCTCACAGGCGACTAAAACTTTCATCTTTCCAAACGCCCGTCCAGCCAGATAGCGCAGCTCTTATATAAGGTAGGTGGTCAGTGTTTATGTCCTAAAAGGGCAAATCCGATGAATCGTCAATCACAGAGAAGTCGTCTGCGTTACCCTGAGAATAGTTCTGTGGTGCATCCTGCGCCCGATCGGCGGGTTTGCTGTCAGACTTGCCACCGCAGAAGTCAACCTTGTTCGCCATAATTTCTGTTGCGGTGCGGTTGTTTCCCTGCTTGTCGATATATTTCCGGGTCTGGATGCTGCCAGTCACCAGAATTAGGCTACCCTTCTGGAACCACTTGGAAACGAACAACGCCGTATTACCAAATGCGGTGCAATTGAAGAAGTCGGTTTCCTTCTGGCCGCCACTCTGACGGTCGCAGGCAATGCTGAACGTGCAAACATCCTTTCCAGACTTCGTGACCTTAGCTTCAGGCGTGTGAACCAGACGCCCCTGAATTGCGATAGAGTTAAGCATTGTTTAGCCCTCCTTCGGCTGTTTCTGAGCACAGTCCCAACACAGGACACGCCCAAAGCGTTTCTTTGTGCTTCTTGCAGTTTCCAGCGGTGATACAGTTCGATTGTTGTACTGGACAGGCTGCAACTGTTTTCCACAACAAGCGCACGGAGGAATATTTTCTGCTCCCGCTTGCTTTTGGACAGGCTTGTTTGCCCTGCTTGTGGTCTGCTTCTGGTACTCGTCCGTGTCAGCGTCCTTCGTATCGTCAATGCAGAACAGACCATTCAGAGCGTACTTTCTAGCGTAGCTGCTAGACGTTCCAGTCACCTGCGCTGCATCCATCTTGGTTTTTTGCTCCGGTTCTCTTGCGTAAGCAGTAACAGTTACGCATCCACCATCCAGAGTTTCCACCTTTGCGGTCGCTTCGATGTAATGCCACCCCTCTAACACTTTAGGTTCATCAGAAAGGGTAAGAAGCAAACCGTGTTCTTTCAAAATTGGCTTGACTGCTTCCAAAATGTCCTCACAAGAGCGATACTTGTAACCACCAAATGTGTTCATCTGCCCCTTCGGGGCTTTCAACTCTGATTGAACAGCCATCAGAGCTTCATGGATTTTGCTGTTATCCATACGTTTCCTTTCTTCGGCTTCATTAGGCTTCATTATTCTTACTTCGGCTTAACTTGGCTGTATAAAATCAACCAGCCATCAGTTCTGCCAACTGCGCACGGAGGTCTTTCAGCTCTGCTTCCCTGTCCTCAATCTCAGACTGCAAGTCCTCAATCGCTGCCAGCCGGTCAGCTTCTTTGGCTTCTGCTTCCTGCTCACGGGTTAGGAAATACACGCCGTCCTCCGGTTCGGTCACACCACCGAATCTGTCAAGGTTAATCATCTTTTGGTCTCCCTCTCTTGCGTCTCTCTTTGATTTGCAGTGCGCTGTACCACTGGTCTTTGTCGATTTCGATGGTAGACCACCGATGGTTACAGGAAATGCACTTCTTTCGGCGAATGATGCTATCGTGGTCAGACCGGCTATCAACCGTTGTGATGTTGTCACTACCGCACATCGGGCATTTCATCGTGCATCCCTCCACTCGTTGGTGTGGTGAGGAATGCGTTTTACTTTGCGATTTTCCTGTTCAATGCGTTCATTTTCAGAGCTGACCCCAATGGCACACAAGACGAGTGCTGCGGCGAGGAAGCTGCACGAAAGGAAAACGTATCCAAACATTGCTACTGTGCTCTGACTTTTTTGGATTGCATCGCCGCATCCTACCGAAAAGATTGCTAACGCGATTCCAAGCGTGCAAAGGACATTAGCTTTCAGGCTTTTCACTCTTATTACCTCCAAAACTCAGTATCCATGCCGTAGCCATTGCCACAGATACCGTGATGATTCCACGGGCAGCTGATGCACCCACCAAAATTCCGATGTGATGCACCATCCAGAAGTTCAGCAGGAATACTGCCAAAACCACCGCCAGCGCTATGCCCCACATCAGGGCAACTTCAATAAATGCTTTCATTTTGTCTCCTTTCGTTTTTGCCGTTGCTGTTCTGCTCCTAGCTACTCAATGCCTTAGCCTATCGTTTCTATTCTTTGCCATTGCCTCGCTTTGCATCGCTTCGCCTTTGCTTATCAAAGCTACGCCTTGCATCCATAGCCTTTGCTTTTCCAAGCTTTTCCTTGCCATTCCATTGCTCGTCTGAGCATTGCCGCGCCATGCCTTTGCAGGTCTCGTCAAATCAGCGCATCGCCGTTGCCGCTCAAGTCGCTTCGTCTCCAGGCATTGCCTTAGCATTTCTGAGCCAATCGTCACTATGCCGTTGCAGTTCCACGCCGAGTGCAGCACAGCCCTACCCCGCCATAGCGGTTAATTGAGGATTTCGTAGGTATATCGCCCCTTGCCACTGTTGCGCCACTGGCCGATGCCACGCAGAGCACCGTAGTCCAGCCACTCACGCACGACCTTCTCATGAGAATCGTCCAGAAGAACGATTTCAAACTCGCAGGTCGAACCAGCGGGAATCTGCTCGCTGTTGGCAAGACTGACGCGCTCGCCTTGCGCTGTCTGTGCGCGGAGTGGGCGCTGGCACTCGGTAATCTCGCCGTTCACATAAATTGGAATCATCCGGGGAGACACGAAAATAAGACCGTCAATGACTTTCTTGTATGCGGTGAGCTTGCCGGATTCATTCACGGCTTTCTTCTTTCCGGTTTCGGTCTTGCCGCCGATGCGGGAAAGCATACCGCAAGAATCCTTGAAGAAGCCCTTGATCTGGTAGTCATACAAGATAGGCTCGCCGTTTTCGTTGCGAGGAAACACAGTCATGCCCTTGTCTGCTACTGCATCAGCGCCCAGAGCTGCCACCTCGTCCTCGATGGTGTTTGCGTCCGGGGACTTGCTGGCGATAAACTCGCGTGCAATGTTCTGGTTGCTAGGCCATGTGCCGAGAACCGCTTCGATGAATGTGATTCTGACTTTTATTTTTTTCATTTTTGTTCACTCTTTCTTTCTCAATATGTTCCAGTCTTAAAGGCTCACGCTCTTGCCAGCGATTCTGCCACGGACTGCTTTTGTTGAAGTTGCTTATTGCTTTCTTCATCGTTTGCCATCCTTTGCTTACGTTGGATGCGTTCCAGCCGGTCTTTTTCCCGGCTGTGCCAGCGAATTTCTCGCTGGCCGTAGTATTTACCGTTCATCAGGGGCCTTCACCTTTCCCTGCGCAAGTAAAGTGCTGTAATGGCCGTAGCTCATTCCAAGCATTTTTGTTTTATCGTTCATCTGTTTGATGGTGTACTTCGGCTTAGGCTTTTCTTCCGTCTGGTTCCCTTCCGGTCTGGCTTTACGAGAAGGTGTTTTGATGTAATCCGGGTGTTCTTTCCACCAGTCTGCGATCTGTTTTCGTTTTACAGCGTTCGCGCATTTCTGGTGGTACTTTTGATGTTCGTATACTTTACGCATCGGCTTTTTGCACCATTCGCACGGAACGACGCCATATGGAGCGCGTCGCGCTGCCTGGTTTTCCTTTTTAACCAACATTGCACATTCTTTGCAATACCGTTTGGTTTTGAGAACTTTGCCAAGAAGACAGCCGCACCGCTCACAGTATTTAATTTCCATCCACTTCACTTGCCTTTCTTAAGGCTCTTTCATTGTGTTCAGAAAAACACTGGTCAAGAAACTGGATGAACTTTGCGATTTTCTTTGCATCTTCCGGCGTACAACCATTTTCTACAAAGCGCCTTGTCGCCTGCTCACGCTTGAAATCCGAGTAGGTCTTAGCCGCGGCGTCAATGGCAAACTTGGCTTCTTCCGGGTATTCAAGGTCAACCTTTAAGGTGATAATCTGTTCCATGTTCAGCCCTCCCATCCACCGAAATCCTGCTGTTCTACAACAGCCCTGGTCTCGATTCTCGGCGTGATGCCCAGCTTCTTGAGCTGCTCATGGATGAGTTTTTCGCCCTCGACCGTCCAGACTGTTGTATTTGGAATGTAAGTCTTACCGTTAGAGCGCTGAATGGCCTTGCCTTTACGGTTCTTGGTGTAGCCCTTACCCTGATAGGGTTTATACAGCACCCACTGACCATCGCTGTCTTTGTACTGGACTCTCTGGCTGTAAAGCAGCTTGTTCAGCTTTTCAGCAGTCAAACCGTAGTCCTTTGCGATGCTGGTGGCTGTCCGGCAGTTGTCTGCAATACACACGGCCCTGGCAAACTCTGCATCCGGTGTCAGCTCTGCAATCCGTTTGTCCTTTTCTTCCAGTTCTTCGTGTGCTGCGATCAGTGCAGTTGCAAGGAGTTGCGAGCGTGTGAGCTGCGGCTGTTCAGCCAGCTTCTTCTCCATCTCGTTGAACGCTGCAATGTACTTGAGCTTCCACTCAAGAGCCGCCTTGCCGGTAAAGCCCATAGCCAGCAGGGTGAAACCGTCACGGTTCATCAGGTACATGGGGTACTGCTTGCCCCTGTTCTCAAACGTGGTTTCGTAGAACATGGATTTGGCGGCGGAATTTTCCGCCGCCAAAATCTGCCGGATACTCTCCAAAGTGTCCTTGTGTTCCTTTCCGAAGTTCTCGGCAACCTGACGGCTAGACGCTACCGGTTCGCCGCTTTGCATGGATAGCACGATTTCTCTCATTTTTCCTCTCTTTCCTTTACAAGCTCAGCCAGAGCTTCTTTCACCTTAGCTTCCGCATTTTTAGGCTCACGCTTACCGTTCAGGATTTTCCCCAAGTATTCCGGTGCGCATCCCATTTTTGCAGCAAGCTCTCTGATTTCGATATTGTGAACATGAAGCGTTCCTACAACATCGCCTGTCCACTTAGGAAGCAAATTTTTTCTCCTTTCTTGTTCTAATACTTGAACTTTTTGAAAGAATATGATAATATTATGGTGTCAAGCAAAAACATTATCGAACGTTCTTCTATTTGTTCAAAGCCTTTAATTTGTTCTGCCGATTGAACTCGGTATCTTTATTAAAGCACAAGTAGTAGAACTTTTCAAGTGTTTTTGTTCAAGTGGTAGAACTTTGTCATCTTGTACAAGCACTGGAGGTAAGTTTTGTGTTTTTTGACAATTTCGTAAAACTATGCGAAGAAAAGGGAGTAAGGCCGTCTCGTGCTTTAACCGATGCTGGTGTCCCAAAATCCGCTTATAGTTATTGGAGAACAGAAGCAAGTTCCGGAAACGATGCAAAGCCGACCAATCAGAATGCAGTTAAATTGGCGCAGTACTTTGGCGTTACTGTAGACTACCTTCTCACTGGCGACCAAAAAGAGAATCCGCCCCAGCAGCCGCAAAGTGAAGTCGATGCAGCAGTGGAGCGGATTAGAAAAAAGCTTGAATCTATGCCGAAAGAACAGCGTGAAGCGCTGATGAACCTGATCGAGAAGATGTGAGGAAACGGTTCTGACCCGGTAAAATAAAAACCCCTTGTGCCGGGCTGGTGTAGCTCTGCCCAAGGGGTTTTCTATTATTCCAGGTCTAGGGCTTGCTCCGCTGCCGGAATCTTTTCAGGATGTTCCAGCAGCCATGCAATAAATCGGTCAATCTTGGCTCTTTCCTGTTCACTCATTGTGGCATATCCTCCCGATCAGTAAAAATGAATGTTCATTTGATACGATTATACATCTTCTAGTTGTAAAGTCAATGTATTTTTAACAACTTCGTAAAAGTCGAATGTTTTCTTCGCATCCATTACTTTGTATCAGGGAAGCCAAAAATCGCAATGACAATGATTAAGAGCCACATTAAGTTTAAGTTACCCTTTGCTTTGTAACATTCCGTTGAGCATGGAACGAAAGGGGTTATCCGGTAAATCGTCCAGCACATCTGCTTTGACGAGAGCGTTTGTGCTGATGCTGTGCGAAACATTGTTTAGCTGCACAATGGCATCGTCTAAGTCCTTCACGGTTGCTCCACGCCGTTCCATTGACTGGAGGAAGGTTTTTACTTCTTCAAGAATAACAGGGTTTTCGGTTTTATAGAATCCGTTCGTAAAGTCCATCTTCTTCTCCTTTCACAGTTCCACAAGCTTTCCGTCAATGCGTTCGATGTTATCTGCCGGGTCGCGTCCATCGTCTAAGGCGGCTACGGCACGTTCCAGGATGCCTTTTGCTTCGAGGTAAGCATCTTTATCAGCTTCGTACCCAGAAAGGCTCAGGACAAGCTCCAGCGTCCGTCTGCGAGCGTATGGGACAATCAAATCATCTACAGTTCGGTTCATTAGCTTTCCTCCCACGGTTCAGGTGTGTGTGGCTGCCCATCGGTAACGCTGGCGGGCATTCCATCGATGATTGGCATACGTTCATAGTTCCAGATTGCAGTTTCTTTCATTTTGTGTTTCCTTTCTATTTGGAATTTTTTGACAATACAGTTATACCACATCTCGCTGTTTCAATGGAACAGCGACTTTTTTCAATTATTGTTTCACATTTTGAACAATATATCAGTTTAATTTCTTTGCTTTTGTGTCATTTTGTCGAAAGAGGGGTATTTATGGATGATTATAGGATACGAGTGGCAAAAGTGTTAGAGATGGCAAGAGCAGAATCTGGGCTTAGCCAACAGAAGCTTGCGGACAAAATGGGTATAGGCCGAACATCCATCTTTCGTTATGAGCAAGGGACAATGACCCCAGATGCTTCTACTATCATAAAATGGTTTGTGTGCTGCGGTGTTGCGGCCAAGCCGTACATAGACACTTGTTTGCATCCTGGATTATTGGAAAGTCTGGCTGGCGATGCTAGCACCGAGAGAAAGAGGGATGCACTGATAGAGCATATCAAAGAAGCCCATCCGCAAGAAATTGATCTACTGTGCTATCTGATCTATGGCAATCACGGCTCAGATTACCTTGCCGTTCTGTGCGAAATGGTAGCCAACCTTCACACGACTTTGCGTGATCGTGTATCCGTCTGCCGCACCGTCACAGGTCATTATGAAATGGCACAGGCCACCAAAACCGACCCAGATCCAGACGGAACACAGCCCAATATGCAGATTTTGTATCAGGCACAGGACAGTGGGGAAGCTGCGGCCATGAAGCGAAACGATTCTTATACCATCAACGAAGAAAACATTTTGCGCTGATTGTCGAATTATCGCAGTTTTTGAAGAACATTTTGTCCACGTTCATCCACTTTTTGTACACGTTTCATGCAGATTGGGTATACCTTCGCCTTGTCAATTTGTCCCCCATAGGCTATGAATCGACAATATTTGCGCGGAATAAATAACGTAGTAGCGATAATATGCAGTTTGCATTTAATCGGCTCGTCAATCCGTCCCCCATAACACCGGTTCAAAAGTTTTCATCCACCTTTTGTACACGTTAGATAAGACTAATCATTACCGGGAATACTTTATTTGGCAAATGGAAGGTTGAGTTGTCAACAAACTGGAATGGAAAAATAAAGAAATTGTTGAAAATTATCGTCATCGCCTATTTAACGATGATATTTAACCTCTTGTTTATTTCTTGTTTAATATATAATATGTAGATGGGGGACGAAATGACAAAGCATGGGGGACGTTTTGACAAGTCATGGGGGACGTTTTGACGACCCTATGGGGGACAAAAAGACAAGTCACGGGGGGACAGAATGTATTGACTTGTCCCCCAATCTGTGATATACTGCTTTTAGGCTAGAAAAGGAGGCGAACAGATGCCTAAAATATCCGACAACAACCTTGTTGAAAAAAGCAAATCCCTTGTTTGGGCGAAGTTCAGGGACTATACGGCAGGCGAACTTCGGTTGCTAGAGGTTTACTTGTCAAGAATAAATCCGAGAGACCCAAGCAGTAGCCGTGTAGAGTTCTCGTTGGCAGAGTACAGAGAACTGCTGGGGTTAAAAAGCCTTGATGCACGAAGGATTGAGCCGCAGATTAAGCACTTTCTGGGCAATACGGTGTCGATTCCCATTGACAAAGAGAAGGGCACGTTTGAGAGCTTTGTCCTTTTCACAAGGGCAAAACTGGACTATGTACCAGAAACGAGGTCTTATGTTGTGGCAATCACTTGCAACCCTGACCTTCGCCCTATCTTTTTTGATATTGCCGAAAGCGGATACGTTCGGTATCGGCTGCGTTACACGTCACGAATGAAGTCTCAGTACAGCATTCTGCTTTATTCGATTCTTCGGGACTGGTTGAACATGGACAGTAAACCGCATGAAATCAGTCTGAAGAAGTTGAGAGAGCAGCTCGGCGCGATGGAAGCCAGCTATGATGTTTACAAGAACCTTCGCAAACGAGTGCTTGACGTTGCAGTAGATGAAATAAATGCTGTGTCTGACATCGTGGTGACCTACGAACCGGTTCTTGTAGCACGAAAGGCTGTGGCAGTCAAGTTCAAGCCCAAAATTAAAGCGTCTGAGACGTTGCTTGAAGCTCAGGCAAGCGAAGTGTCGACCGAACCCCAAAAAGCCGCCAGAAAGCCCCGGAGAAGCGGATACGAGGACTTTGACTGGTCTGTGTGTGACGAGCTGGAAAAGCAAGACTGCATTGACGTAGCAAAAGTGGTTGAGAGGTGGATGAAGAAAGAGCATCCAGAAATCAAGCTGCCGAGACGCAGAGAAGCGGTTTACGATACAGTGAAGGCAGCGTATAAGGACATCCTATCTTTGAACAGAACGCCGTTCCCGGACAGACCTGTTGGCTATCTGATTAGAAGCGTAGACAAAGCGGGTATCGTAGACAAGTATATGCCAGCGTTCTATTCCGTTGAAGCCTTGCAAGAGTAGCCAGATGCAACGTATTAAGCAGAAAGGAACTGTATGAAGAAGCAGGAAATTGTGTGGTATTCCGTTAAAGATGATGGGATGCCAACACCAGAAATCATTGAAAGAACGAAAGGTCTGTTTTTGTGTTCGGTAAAAACGGCCTATTTGAAAGATGAATCTATAACGGCAACAAACACAATCCCAGCGTTTATTGAAAAAGGCGAGTTTGTAAACACATCGTTTCAGAAATTGAACACTTCTTGGGGCGCTTGCTTTATTGCAAGAGTGGAAGCGTGGGCAGAAATGCCGAAACACGAATAAAGAAAGAGTGATAAAATGGCAAAAGTTCCCTACTCCGTTTTGAATAAAGCAGAACTTGACCTTGAAAAGAAGTTTGATTATCAGTTTCGGTTCAATCATCATGGAAATCAGGCTTCTGTAAGGGTTTTGCCGCAAAGAAGCTACAGCGAACTAACGCCTGACGAAGCGATTGAAGCCGGGAAAGCTTTAATCGAAGCTGGAATGGCGGCGAAAGGATTCGCATACAACGGTTACTATGTAGACTGGGGAGAATAAAAATGGCAAAAATCATAGCTGTTGCCAACCAGAAGGGCGGCACAGGAAAGACCACCACAAGCACCTGTCTGGCGGGTGCATTGCAGTTGCTTGGCAAGAAAGTCTTGCTGGTAGACTGCGATGCCCAGTGCAACGCAACGGACACTTACGGCGCACAGACAGAGGACGTGTGTACCCTGTTCGATGTAATGACCCAGCAGGGTACTGTAGAGGAAGGAATCCAGCACTGCGAAGCCGGTGACATTCTGCCGTCAGACAACGCATTGAAGGACATTGACGAGCAGCTTGTCCGGGACATTGGCAAGAACTTTCGGCTGCGTGAAGCTCTGGAATCTGTGCCTGATCGGTACGATTACATTGTTTTGGACACTCCCCCGCAGCTCGGTCTTGCACTTGTGAACGCTCTGATTGCTGCCAACAGCATCATCGTACCCATTACAGCAGACCGCTATGCGCTTGCCGGATTGAGCCAGCTTTCGCAGACTATTGGTGACGTTCGCAGATACTTCAACCCGACTTTGAAGATTGAAGGTCTGCTTTTGAACCAGTACAAGAGCCGTGAGAACCTGTCCAAAGAGGTTGTGGAGCAGCTCCCTGTGATTGCACAAAGCATGGGAACAAGGCTGTTGGACGTGAAGATTAGACCGTCTATGGGCGTTCGTAAGGCTCAGGCAGAACGGCACAGCCTGTTTAGCGGTGATACGGCAAAGAGTACCAGCGCGGAGGATTTCAAGGCGTTGGCACAGATGATTGTGGAGAATAATAAAAATGGCTAAAAAGAAAACCGAAAATGTTGTACGCCAAATCGCACATTGGGAACGAGCAAATTATAGTTATATCGACTTAGATAATGGCGGTACGCAGGTGAATGTAGTTGGCATTGGTTGTTCAAACTGCATGGCGGTATTTAGAAAAAGCTCCATGTGGGCAGTCAATTTTTGCCCCAACTGTGGTGCACGAATGGAGGATGTAGAGGAATGAAATCAACCAGCAAAAAATCATCAGGTCTGCTTGGCGGGTTTGACTTCCAGCCTGTTTTTTCGGAGCAGACATTAAGCCGAAGTGAGCCAAAGGAAGAAGAAGTAAGCCAAACAAAGCCGAATAATGCCGAGCAAGAACTGATTAAGCCTAGTGAAGCCACAGACAGCCATGCACAGCCAAATGAAGCGGAATTAAGCAGTGTTAAGCCGAAGCAAGCCAAAGACAGCGAAAGACAACCAAGTGATGCCGCGTTAGGCGAAAGTAAGCCGAAGAAACTGAAACAGGCAAAAGAAGTGCAGCGTTTGATTGAACGGGGCGATGTTCCCGGCGCGCTGGCTGAAGCTGGTTTGACAAAGAAAAAAATCCCGATGCCGGAATCGCATCAGGGAGTTGCAAGCGGTGACGGCAAGCGCTCTAAACGCATTACCATCCTTATGAGCGAGGAAGAACGCAAGTACATCAACCGTGAAGCCAGACGGCACGGAATGACCATCGGACAGTATGTGTACGCTCTAGCTGCTGCTGCGGCAGATGGGAAGATTGAATTGGAGGATTTCTTAGATGAATGATAGTGAACGACACCTTATTCGATTTGTTTGCGATGGTGATATGCGAAACGCGCAAAAAGCTGTTAAAATCATTTTGAATTCCATATCATCCAAAAAAGATGGGCAGTTCAAAGAAAATATGCTTCGCAAGTTGGAAAGCAAAAGAGAATTTATTGAATTGCCATATAACTTACAGCATCTTTTGATTGCAGAGGATACAGAAGAATTTCCAGAAGCAAGATTCCTTCTTAGGAACGAAGAAAAAAATATAACGCAGAAAATTGTTGCCATTTATCGAGCCTCTGAAAAATTGAATGAAATAGGCATCCCTTATTTGCCGGCATTGATGCTTTATGGGCAAAGCGGATGTGGAAAAACCATGCTGGCTAGGTATATCGCACATAAAGCAAAACTTCCGTTTTTGAGGATTCAATTTTCAAATCTAGTTGATTCGCACTTAGGACAAACACAATCTAACCTTGCAAGAATTTTTGATTATGTGAGAACTGCTCCTTGCGTTCTTTGTTTTGATGAAATAGATGCGGTCGGAATGGCTCGTGGGCAAAAAGATGACGTTGGGGAAATGAACCGTGTGGTTATTTCGATTATGCAGGAAATGGATAGATTGCCGAACAATGTCATCATTATCGGAACGACAAACCGATTTGATAGGCTTGACCCTGCACTTGCAAGAAGATTTCCGTTGCAATACGAATTAAAGACGTTGTGCCGTGCGGATGCAGAAGCACTTTCCAAAAGGTTCTTTGAATATGCAGGAGCACAATATGAAAACATAGCTTATGAAGATCACGTCCCCGCATCTACTGTTATCAAAGAATGTACAGAACGAATTGTAAATCAAGTTCTGAATCAAGAGGATTTTTTGGAGGATTGACAATATGAAAAAGTTTGTTGTTCTTTTTGAAGGTTGGAGCGATAAGCACGACCATGAGTGTATGTGCTATGTTGTTGATGTAGATGATGATTTTGAAAGTATTTTGAGTGTTACAGAGCAGGCAGGAAAGATGGCTCAAAACGAACATCCTAATCTGAAAAATTTTGAGACGCTTTACATTAAAGAACTGCTTAACAGATAAAAACTAAGCTCTAAAGTTAAAATAGCAGAACCCCTGTGCGGCCGCAACGACCGCACAGGGGAGAAAGGAAATGACATGAACAAGAAGCCGATTGATAAAGAAAAGAAATCGAATATCAAATGCGAACATTGCGAATATTGGACAGGGCTATTGTGGGACGAAGCAAGATGTAAACTGAACAGCCAGCGGAAACAATATTATCAAAGATGTAAAAACTTTTCGTGGAAAGAAACTTTGCTCTATAAATGAGAAAACCCCCTGCACGGAATTATAACCGTATAGGGGGTTCTGTTTTACTTATCAGCAATGCAATTCCAGTAGAGATATGCCTTGCCGTCCACAGCGTCCGTGTCATCAAGAAACGCCTTTGCCATGTCAGCGTAGAAGCCCGGAGTGTCAACGGACTGGCGCTTTGCCACCTGACAATAATCCGAGTACATCATGTTCATGACAGCCCAGAAATCGTTTGGGTCACAAGTGATATTGCGCTGTTTGGCAACGTCCTGTGTCTGCTCCAGCGTCCAGTGACAGCCTTTCGTGCCGTCAGCATTCACCATGCTGTCGCACCATTCCTCCGCTTCATCATGGGTGAGGTGCTTGCGTGGCATCTTGATGGAACGGCTGTCCGCACCGCCATGCTCATACTGCCCAGACCGCTTGTCCCAGTCTCCGTTCTGCGAGAAGCCAATCTGTGGCATCTTGCGCCCATACTCTACGTCAGGGTAGCGGGGGATAGGGTAGGGGTCGATGTAGCGGTTCTCTTCCTGCGGATAGTAGGGGGAGCGGTCGTTGCCACCTTCCAGCTTGCGCAGACGGCGTTCCAGCTCACGTTCCCTGCGGTCACGCTCTTCCTCAAGGCGGTCACGTTCCGGCTCACGGTTTTTGTCGTGGTCACGGAACATCATCATGCGGCGAAAAGTGTTCTTGCCCATAATCTATACCTCCTTAGGAAATGGACGCAGGCGCACCGGCGTGGGAGCGGCAGAAGCAGCCAAGATACTTAAACGTGCCGGTGCCGGTTGCAGACGTTGCCACACGGGTAGCGTAGCGGGTGCGGGTGTGGATGCTCTCGGCGGTCGCCTGAGCGCAGTTGCAGTCGGTCAGAGGGTATGCGGTCGTGCCTGCACCTATGGTAATGACCACAGGGGCGTTGATGGTGGTCGTGTCCGGTATGCTCTGGGCAACCACGATGCAATACTTCTCTCCGTTCTGGTATGCGCCAGCAGGGATGTTGATGGTCAGCGTGTCATTGGCGAACGTCACCGCATCCGAGATGACGAGGTGCGGGCACAGACGGCAGCTTGTTTTGCAAGCCATAATGTTTTCCTCCTAAAAAATCAGGGGCAGAGGTGTCTTACCCCTGCCCCGATGGTTCACCCGGTGTTATCGGGGAGTGTGTTGGTTAGCAGCAGCCGCAGCAGTTCACGCCCACGTTGGGGTTTGCCACCTGATAAGCGGGAATCGGACGAGGATTGACCCGGTTCAGGATGGTATCGGTCTGCTGGGACATCACGGTGGTCAGAAGCGCATTCTGACGATCCTGAGAAGCAGCGAACTTCAGGTTCTGGTTCTCAGCGGTCAGAGTGGCAATCTTATCCTGCGTGAAGTAGTCCATCATGCTGCGGAAATTGGCGTTGCAGTTGTCCACGATGGCACGGGCGTTGTCTGCGATAGCCTGACGGGTAGCGCAGTCCTGCTGTGCAATGGTGTACTTCAGGTCGCCGATGAGCTGCTTGTTCTCGCAGCAGCAAGATGCAAGCTGCGTGGAAAGTGCGGTCTGACCCGCCTGCCGTGCGTTGCCCTCCTGCATGATGGCGAGGCTGATGGCGTTGTCGCCGTTGGACACGCTGCGTTCCAGACCGTTCACGAGCTGTGCGTTCTGGTAGCCGAGCTGACAGATGGCGCTGTTCACGCCCGCAAAGCCGTTTGCGATGTTGGCGTTGACTCCGTTTATCTGCGCCAGCTGGTCATAGCCCAGAGAGCAGATACCGCTCTGAATGCCAGCCAGAGAACGGGAAGTGTCCTGCTGGTAGAAGCCTTCAGACAGAGCCGCACGAGTATCTGCGCCACCCTGACCAGTTGCGCCAGTGCCGACCAGATAGGGGATGTAGCTGTTCATGCCGTTGTCACCACCGTTTCGACCGTAGCCGTTTGTACCCCAGCCGAAGATGATGGCGAGGATGATAACCGCCCACAGACCTTCGTTGCCGAAAAATCCGCCGTTGTTATTGCCACCGTCCTGCCCAGCCAGATAACCAGTTGCAAAATCGTCCATAACAAAACTCCTTTCAGTTTTGCGTTATGCCATCCCACCGCCGTGTGCGGTGGGCGAAGCCAAACAAAAGCGGTTTTTATCAAGTCCGCAAAACTGAGAAGCGTTTCGCTTAGAGGGATGCTTTACCGGGGCAGCGTCAGGTTCAGAGCGCTTGCCAGCTGATTCAGGTCGATGCCACGCTCTTTGGCGAGGTTCTGCGCCATCGTTCGGAGCTGCGTTTCGTTTTTGCCCTGAATCAGGTTCAAGCCTTGCATGATGGGTGCGTTCTGCCCGCTCAACTGCTGGATAAGCCCCATCGGGTTCTGTCCGGCACGGGCAAGGTTCGCAAGCTGCATGATGGGGCTGTGCGTAATCACATCAAACGGAGAGGACATTGTTATTCTCCTTTCTTTGCAGCGGCAGCGGGCTTTGAAAAGCTCTTCTGCCACTTTTCCAGTTCATCCAGCCTGTGGACGAGGGCGTTATACTCTTCAACAGGCACATACTGCTGTGTCGGTGCAGCGGCCTGCTGTGCCTGTTGCGCCTGTATCTGCCGCCACGCTTCCGGGCTGTAAAACTCCTGCACATAGGATTCACAGGTGTCCGGGTTCAGTCGCTTGCAGTAGATCACACCGCTGCGCAGGTCAGGGCAATAGGTCGGTCTGCCGTACAGGTCAGACGGTATCGCCAAAAACTCCTCCCTGCTGGAAACAGGTCTGCCCAGCAGCCAACCACCGTCTTGTGCCGACTGCTGAACGGGCTGTTGCCCATTCATCGGCTGCGGACGCTGCTGCTGCATCTGCTGTACTTGCGTGTTTGGCAGGGGAGTGGCAAGCCCTACCGTGCCTATACCGCCGTAAGGGTTGACAGGCTGCTGCGGAACGTAGGGCGCTCCGGGTGTCGGATAATAGCTCATAATACATCCCTCCTATTGCACCCAGTGTACCACACTGGCAAAAAACGAGAGACAACGAAGGTACAACGAAGGACAAAAAAAGAAAAGCGCCCACACGGAAAAATCCGCATGAGCGCTTAACTGTAAGGATACACACATTGGAGTGCAATGCTAAGATATCACATCATCCAATATATGGCAATGCTTTCGACAAAACTAGTAAGAATAAAACAAAATCCACCAGCCTAAAAGCTGATGGATTATAAGTGAGCGAGTAATCGCCCTGCCACCGAAGTGGCAAAATTGCGTCTCCCGCATGGTACGCACTGCAAGTAGGCGGGCGGGAGACTGTTCAGCGCCGAATCTGGCGACTGCTTTTTTAATTCTCCGTTGAGCACGGAGTTAGCTCTTGAATGACCCACCATGATACGCATTGTTAAGAGGCTCGGCGGGTTCTATTATGTATAATATACCACAAATCGTGCAAAAAGAAAAGAGGCAGACTCTGGAATAGCCTGCCGCTTTGTTGCGTTTGTAGAATCAGCCTTAAACATGCGTCCTACATACACTCAGATCGTAAAAATATTATATCACATATTCAGCATTTTTTCAATGCTTTTCAGTCGGTAGCCTATCGCCGTCCGGCTGTAATGTGTCTGTGCTGCAATGTCCGGCAGCGGGAGCCGCTCCACGTACCGCAGTAAGGCTATCTTACGGTCTACCCTCCCAAGCGGTGCGTTTTTAATGGCGGCGGTCATCTGCTGTCGGTCAAGTCCTTGCAGCGCAGCGGGCAGCACTACGCGAGCCGCCGCCACAGGCAGCACCGAGCCAAAAAGGCTGCGGCAGCTGTCCGGCGTTACGTACCATATTGCCAAGCACGGCAAAATGGTATGTTTTCGTGAGGCCACGAAGACGTGCGCAGACCATTTTCGTGACGTGCCGAAATTGCTCTTGTGCGGCGTACATCTCGGTGACGTCACCGAGATGGTGGTATGTAGTGCTTGCCATAATAATCTCCTTACTGCTTTTCCAGCGCCGCCCGGGCGCGGTCAAAGAAAAACTGAATAACGGTGCCGATGGTCTCGTCGGTGATTGCCCAGCTGATGAGCCTGCCGTATTTGCTGGTACTCAGGGCGGCGCGAAGCATCTTGACGACCCACGCCTTGCGCTCTGCGCCCCGCTTGGTACCCTGGATCTCCTGCTCTGCCCGCTCGATGAGGTCAAGCACCAGAGGCTTCACGGCGGCGCCATAGCCCAGCCGGACGCAGCCGATGGCGTAAAAGATAAAGCCTCCCAGCATGAGCACGAGGGCCACAGGGGCGGGGATAAGGTCAAAAAGTTTAGTTGCCAGTGCTACCATGATTGGTCACTCCTTTTAACAGATAGTTGTCGATGTCGGTGCGGCTCTTCTGCATTCCCTCGCGGTTGTTGCCGGAGAGTTGGGCGTCCAGCAGATTGCGCACCCCGTCGAGGGTCAGACGGCTCACCTCGTCGATTTCTTCAAAGCGGCGCAGGTCACGGGCAAGGGCTTGTGTGTGCTGGAGCTGGCCCTGCTCTAAGGTGCCGATGCGCTTGTCCATCTCATCCAGCCGCTTGTTCTGCACGTTGTCCGGCTCCTGAGCCTTTTTGATGTACTTGTGGATGATTTCCAGCACCTTGTCAATGGTGATGGCCGCAGCACACAGGCTGCCAAGGATGCCAAGCACCCACAGCAAAGCTTCTTTTTCGGTCATGCACCCTCCCGGAGACGGGTCAGGCCCTTCTTACGGATGATTTTGGGGTAGTTGATGGTGGTGACGTTGAGGTCTACGTCGCCGGAGATGCCAGGCACGCTGCCTTTGCTGGTGTGCTGGTGGGAGTTGTACCTAAAGGTAACAGCAGGCGGTTTGCCGGTGTAGTCGGCCAACCAGACGTCCCACCGAGAGGACAGCCGAGCCATGTCTAGCTCATACTTGTAACCGGTGTAGGTGTACAGCTGGGCGTAAAAACCCATTTTCTCCACCTGTTCCAGCGCGTAGGCGGTGAGGTTGGTGAGGTCGAGGGTGCTCATGGGTTTGAGCTTGTTTTCCTCCACGTCCACGCAGATGGGGAGAGAAAACTCCTTGCCGTACACCGCCTGCCGCAGCAGGGCAAGCTCTGCATCGGCCATGGCCTCGCTGGTGGCGTAGGTGTAGTAGTAGACGCCCACGTCCAGCCCGGCAGCCCGGGCGTTTTTGTAGTTGGTCTCAAAGGTGGGGTCGATGTACAGACCGTCTGCCCGCTTGGAGAGCTTGCGATTGGTACTCACCGTCTTGAGCATCGCTCCCTTGTAGCCTGCCGCTGCCACCTGCGCCCAGTCAATCGCACCCTGATACCGGCTCACGTCGATGTAGCGGTAGGGTGGTGCGCCCTCCCAGCCGGGAGGAGAAGCGCTCTGGGTGTCCACGGTGGACACCGGGTCAGAGGTAGAGGCATCTGCCGCCCGGGAGAGAGCGGAGAAGAGGGAAGCGAGGAAGTTGAGGATGATGTGCAGCATTTTGAGACTCCTTTTTGTTTTTAAGGTTAGATAAAGCCCTGTTTAACTAAGTAATTACATTGACTTTACTTTGTCTATAATTTTCCAACACAATTTTTCAAAACCCGCTCTGCTTGGATGCAATCGGTCAGAAGTCCATGTATCAATGTTTTTTGCATTAACTCCACCCCGATGAAACATATCAAGGACTTCTATACCATAGATTTCAGCAGTTTCAATAGCGGCGTTAGCATAATCTTCAAGTGTTTTTGATGTTGTTGGGTTAATTCTAAATCCCCTATCATCGACTTCCCAATCGTCGGTATTAGTTGTCAATCTCTGCAATGGTGTAATCAACAATAGTTTACAATTTGGTAGACGTTCTGATACACACTCACATACGTGCTGAACAGCACCGTAATAAGTGTTGTTATCGTTATTCAGCAATGAACCTAATGAAATACCATTGTACCAGTCGTTAGTTCCTGCCCATACGGTCATAACGTCAGCACTATCTATATTATCAACAAAATTAGCAATAGTCGTCATATTACCACCACTTTGTGCTTCTACTTCATAATTCATACCCAAAATTTGTGCAAACATTTCTTCCCAATAGTGCATTTGGGTAAGACTATCACCAATCATTACAGCCTTTTTGCCAAACCATTGAGTTTTCAATGATTTTCTTGGGGAATTATACTCAAAATATTCGCTCATACAAGGGTATTCATTTGGTACAATCATAACAGTGTCTATTTCTGTTGCAAGGAATGAGCATCTAACATATACGGCTTCAGAATCAGTAGTAGTGTCAATTACGATATACCTTGCTTGTACTCCCCTAACCAAAGTAGTTCCATCTTTTTTCCATAAAGTCCATACTGGGACTGTATTTTCAAATCTATTCATGGAGAAGTTTGTATAATCTTTTATCTCAATAAGACCTGTTGAGTGCTGATAACTGTTTATAATAAATTTGCCACTTATATTATACATACCTGTTAAATCTGCTTGCGATTTATCAAATAGATTTATTGTGGTATTATCAATCACAAAGTTGTTTGAAACATCATTAACTGCATTTGAAACATCATTAACTGCATTTGAAACATCATTAACAGTATCAGACATGTATTTTACAGTCTCATAAATTGAATACTCAACACTTTCTAGTGTAATCGTAACATCATCTGACGATGTATTTGAATAGTTTTGGAAAGAAAGACCAAATTGAACACTCTTACTCCCCTTGTTATCTTCTGGAATTTCTAGCAGTATATTAATATTGGGGAAGTCTGTAATTACATTTGAACAACTAACAGCAGAACCACCAACATACGCAAAAATCTTAAATTTTTCATATTCTCCTGTTTGGGTTGTCTTGATTTTTACAAGAATCTTTTTACCTTTGATTTTATCGGCATAGATTTTCTGTACTAAATAAATATTGCTTGAACCACCGAATGAACCGCTCGGAATTGTGATTGTTCTATCACTTAGTGTTGCTCCATTTTTCAAAGTGCTTTTAAGCTGTTCAGAAAAAACAATTTCAGTGTTTATTGCACTAAGTTCAATTCTGTTTTGTATATTAACTAAATCTTCCTTTAGCTGACTTTCCACCCCCTTTGCTCTTTCGCTCTCCGCATTGATCGCCTCTCCCACCTTTGCCGCATCCGCCGCCATACCCTCGACGGAGAGGGTCGTATCAGTGCCGCCCAATGCGTTAAGAGTATTGGCGTTTAGGGGGGTGCCTTCCACAATGGGTTCATCGTTCCGAACCAACGTAATGATTTCCGAAGAGCCGTCTGATTTTTTCATAGTCCAACGGCCCGGGTATTTTGCTTTTCGGTCAATAAACTGCATAGTAAGGTTCACCTCCACAAATTGACTCGGAGCAGTAAAGCGTGTAATCTTTGGCTATACTTTCGATGTCAGAAAGTATCTTTTCGACCTGATTTATCACACCAAATTTCATAGAAAGAGATTTCGGCACATCCGGAGTAGAGCTTGTTCCGCTGCATTTTGAACGAATGGCTTTCACGCTGGCTATCCAACGATTGGCGTCCTCTGTAGTAAGATAGCTGTTCGGCCCCCATTCGGGAGTAGACGTTCCGGTGAAAGTGATTGTTCCAGAAAAAATCATTTTGGCGTCATCGCCATAGTAGGCGCTGCCGTGTGCAATGTCGATGTAGTCGTTTGCTACGACCCAAGATGGCTCGACAGAGGGCGGATAGAAGTTGTTGGCGGCGGCGAAATAGAGCTGGTATTCGACGCCCTTTTCCAGCACGATACTGCCCATGTCCAGCACTACATCATTATAGCCTTTGACAAGGTCGATGGACTTGTCTACTAGGGCGGTCTCGGTGCCGTACTTGCGCAGGACGGTGCGCATTTTGCCTGGCATGTAGCCCTTGACGCGGAATCCCAGCAAGCGGAGCGGCAGGCCCGCTTTCTTAGCAGTCAGCGGCATGAAGAACTCGGACTTGGCGGGATAATTGTCCCACGCGGGGATGTCGCCGGAAGTATTAAGCGCCGTCACGACCGAAATCGGGTCGATAGGAAGTTTCACTCCGACAATGTCAGCAAGCTCTTTCATGCCCTGTTCGATTCGTGCATAGTCAGTGTAACTGAGCGCTCCTTTCATACCGGCGGCCCACTCCTGCTGTTCAGCCGTTGTCCATGTGCCGGTTCTGGCTTTGGCTGTTAGCTCTTTTACCCGGTCTACATCTGCCTGCGTTCGGTCTGTAATCCATGTTGCCATACAATCACCTCTTAAAAAATCAGTTTGCCTTTAGCGTCAATGGAAAGAGACTTTGGAACGGTAAATGCGGGGTGAACGACATTGTCATATTTACGAGGACCCTCGTCATTCGTAGCATAAGAAATCGTCTCTGCGTTGCCATTCACTTGTAACGTAGAATCATACACGGCGTATGCGTTTACAAGTTTGCTGACCAACAGAGGTCGCCAGTACTTGTTGGCGCTTGAGCTTGTGCCAGCAATATCATAGAGCATCTGAAGCGAGTACAGATAAGGAGTTCTTGTCCAAATGGAACGCCCTCTCTCAGAACCCTCTATATCGGATGCAAGCATTGTCTTCAGGATTTCAGATGCATTTTGCAGGGGAGTCCCCTCGTTGTGCTTATAACTCGGGCTGCTAGTCGTCCAATTCGGGGCATCAGAACCTTCCGTGTCGTATCCAAACTCATGGCTGGAAAGAAGGAAAACACTTTCGGCCATCGTGGATACCCTGCTGCTACCAGAGTTACAGTAAGAATCGGAGAAGCCCGGGGTGTAGTAGATGGTTGTCTTATTGATAGCTTGCTTTTGAGCATAACTGAACGAGTTGAAGTAGTCGCCGTTAAGCCAACTGCTCACGTCACTGCTGGCATAAGTAGACCATGTAGAATTCCAAGCCATGATAGCCGCGTAGTGTTTTCGAACCAGAAGAGTTCGTCCGGCTCCGTTCAACTCGCTCTCATAGTCATGCTTCGCAACAATGAACTCAGCCACGTTGCCGCCCTCGTCCATAAGAACAGTGTCGCCCTCTGCAACATCAAACAGGTTGTACGATGTTGTAATGAAAGAGCATTTCGCGGAGACGTTGCCCACAAAGGCAGTGACAACAGCCTTGCCCGGGGAGTTCCACTTGACTTGACAAGTGGATTTTCCCTCTGCATTTGTCAGAACGTGAAGAGAGACAATTCCTTCGGGAGAAGCTGCCCAGTTGATTTTGGGAGAATCAATGGTAGCAGGGGACAGGGTAGCGGAAAGAACAACGGAATCGCCCCAGTCAAGCTGTTCGCTGACATGGTCAAGAGACAAAGCCTGAGCATCTGCCATCATGTACCCCTCTACAGTGCCTTTGAAGCACCCATTGAAGGTGTATTTTGCATTGGTCACCAGCAAAACAGCATCGTAATTGAACTGATGGTGAATCTTTACCATATCAAGAGCGTCAACGATAGGGCTTGCCCGATAAGTAAGAGAAGCCTTGCGACGATTGGAAAGGACTCCATAAGACTCCGTAAGGGCATTTCTGGATTTTGCAAGAATGTCCTTTGTGAGCATAACATTGCTCAGCGTCTGGCTCACGCCTTTGCCCGAAGGGCTTTCGGGATAAGCGTAGGTAACGCCACCTACGGTGGTCACCACGTTGAGCATATTTTGAGCAAAGGTGATTTCCGGCCAAGAATAATTGTTCAGCACCGGAATATCCAATACCGAGTCAGAGGCGACAGAACCGTACACACGGTTAATCTTTATCACGCCATCACGAGTCTGGTACAGAGCCATTCCGGCCGCATTGGCGGCAAGCTGCAAAATATCGGAATTGTGATAAGCAGACCCATCGCTCGTGATGTCCGTAGAGTAGTCTTTCAGTTCATCAGAGATTTCTGCTGTGATTCCGTCTGCCTCAAGCTGTTCTAACGCATCGTAGCACATCTGGTATAGTGTGCCGTATTTTCTTCCGGTGTACTTCGTGCTGGATAGATACAGGAAAGCGTCTCGCGCCTGAAAGGACGCCTCAATGCTGTTGGCGGGGACGCTCCACTCCGACAGGAAGAACATTCCTCCGCTCACCCATTCGGTCTTCCCGTCAACATCCATTCCATAACGAACAGTGACAGGCTGGCGCTCATAGATGTACTTGTAAATCCCTTGAGGGTTTACGGAGTCCCATGTGCGGTCGCTGTTATCCAAACTAAAGGAAATCGACTCCTGAGAAAGCTGCCCGGAGATAGGGTCTCTTGCTGAAGAATGGCTGTAAGACAAAATTTTAGTCTTGTCGAACACCAGATACCTGCCGATTTTCACTTGTTCGACCCTTACTCGGCGGTTAGGGAGACACCACTTCAGCACCTCAATCTCTACGGCATCAAACCCGGAAAGCTCTACATCAACATCAGAACGGACGGATTTGTTTCCGTTTACGGTCACAGTTTTTAACCTGTTAGTCCCAAGATATGCGCTGACCGAAAAATCTGTAGCGTATTCTTCAAATACCGTAGACCAGCAAATTGAAACTCCGGGAATCGAGGACTTGCTCTCACTCGGAAGCTCAAGCCGGATAACAGGATGGTTTGAATCGTCAAAAATCTTGGCGCTCAAAAAACCAGTAGTTCCATACGGAGGGGAAGAAGGAACAATGGCGCAACTTCCGTCAAGAACAGTGAGATTAAGCTCTCCTGTGGAATACCTCGAAATGGAAGCGTTATTGGAAAGCGCAATACTGTGAAAGGTGGAGAACGGGGCTGCCGATGACGTGACGATGGTAGCCTTTTTGTTGATACCCGGTTCAGTAATTCCACAGGTAATCTCTACAAAAGATTCCGGGACAAGGGTTTCGTTAAATTTTTCTTTCCACTTATCGGAGACTTCAACCATGTGTCATACCTCCACAAGAGAAAGTTTGCACCCTGTCCATCCCATAACGCCACCGGTTTTCGGCCCTCTACGCCACATTCCGCCGGTGCGGTCGGAGACATACATCTGACGGGTGGTATAACCAGCTGTGGCTTGGTTATAGAATTTAACAGTGCAGTAAAAATTCGTGGTAAAAAGGCTCAAGATGTCGGCCCACTGCCGTGCGGTGAGGTAGTTCCAAGACATGGAGACCTTTGCCACATCATGCCGCACGACAGAACCAACAACCTTTCCCTGAACATTTCGGCCAGAGTCCACGATCGTGCTAGTCGTTCCCTCATAAGAGGATGGTTCCGGCAGCTCTACGCCATTCACCGTAACCAGGGCAGGAATATTGGCCATCTGAACCATCCTTTCTTAATAGGAATAAACTTCGGTACCCATAATAGACACGCCACGTTCTTTCTGGGTCTTTTCAACAGAAGCGGTGAGCTGCTTGCTATCAAGGTACACTCTTACATCTCTTCCATCAGAGATTTCCTCTCCATACCGCTGCCAGATGTCGAGGAATGCATTGTAGCAGCCGTTGTACACAGCATCTCTCATCTCTTCGGAGTTTCCACTTGCGGCAGAATAAGTGCCACTATAGGAAGAGCTGGATGTCGAGGAATTGTAGCTAGAGCTTCCAACATACTGAGATGTATCGCTGTAACTACTGGTAGAATGGCTACCACCAAGTTTTGATACGATTCCAGCGATTGCAACACCAAGGGCGGCGGCAGCAGCAAGGGCTACGATTCCAGCGGGAATGCCAAAAACCGTAGCGCTGAGGGCGGCGCCCACAGCAGAAAGCATTCCCGCCACTGCGGTTCCGATGGTGCTTACCAGCCCGGCAAACCCAGCGAAAATTGTCGGGAAAGAACTGAGCAAGCCGCCAGACAGCGCAGCGCTGATTGCTTTAGCAGCCGTTGCGAGAGGAGACTTCACGTTTCCGAAAGCCTGCGTAATACCAGAAAGCATCGTCTGAGTTTCAGAGGAAACCTTTCCGAAATTCTGAGTCAGTGCGCTCACCAGATTTTTGCCAATGGTAGCGGCTGTATTCAGCAGAGAAGAAGCTTGGCTTTTCAATTCTTTGCTCAGTCTGCCAAGCAAATCGCTTGCAACGGACTTGACGCGTTTACGCTGCTCATCGCCCATAGCACCCCAAATGCTAGCGGCAATGGTTGTGCCGACTGTTTTCCAATCGCCACTCTGCGCAGCCTGAATGAAGGTCTGCACCGTGCCGAAGAAGTCGGTCTTGAGGTTGTTATCGAGTTCGGCCCACTTAGAGTCTAGCCCGGAAATGATGCCGTTGACGTAGCTTGTGCCGCAGTCAATGCCATAGTTCGCCATCTCTTCGCCCTTGAGCTTGGTGGCGTCTACAAGTTTATTCATAGCATCGTTGACGTAACCGAGAGAGCCAGTGATACCATTTGCAAGGCCTTGGTCGATGTAAATGCCAAACTGCTCAAAGACCTTAGACGGAGAGTGAATTTCAGTATCGGTCGTGAACTTGTCAATGATAGCTTTTGCAAGGCCGCCGACAGTTTTCTTGGCAGTCTCGACTCCGTTATTGATACCATTGATAAGTCCTTCTACGATATTCTTGCCATAGTCAAGAAATTTTTGTGGCAGATTTTTTATGGTATCAACAAGGCTGTTCCAGGATTTATCCCAGTTAGTCTTGAATCCAGACCATTTCTGATTCCACCACTCGCCAACACCTACAAACCACTGCTTCAGCCCTGCGCTGGCTTGGTCGAGTGCTTGAATGGGATGCTGCACAAACCCGGGAAGGCTTTCCCACGCGGTCTGAAAATTGGTCTTGAAGCCTTCCCACTTTTCATTCCACCATTCGCCGACGCCAACGAACCATTGCTTAAATTCGGCACTCACTTTATCAAGTTGAGAAGTGATTTTATCCCAATTTTGATAGATGGCAATTCCAACGTCAGTCATTGCACCAACAATCAGGCCGATCAAAGCGCCGATACCCGTACCGATTGGGCCGCCAAGAGAGCCGATGATTGCACCAATGCCTGCGCCAGCCATTGTTGAGCCAAGCGGAATCAAAATTCCGTTTAACGTGTTTAAGCCATTTTTGACAGCATCGTAAACGCCCGTTACAAACATAGGTATGCCGGTTACTACTCCGCCAACTGCTGCTCCAATAATCGCGCCAGCAGTAGAGCCGCCAGCCGCTTTAATGGCCGCGCCAACAGCAGTATTACCAAAGCCGGTCACGATAAACTGAGCAATTCCTTTGCCAAGAATGGCTGCGCCTGTAGTTCCAATCAAAGCGCCAAGAACAATTTCAGCGAAATTCTTTCCATTTACGCCATTTTCAATCGCGTCTTTAATGCCTGTAATCTCAAGAACAACGCCCACCGTAAAAACGCCAAGGCCCAAAACAATGGATTTCAGTGCGTTCATTTTGGAGATAGCGTCCACAATATCCGTAATAAGATTTGTGAGTTTCCACGCGGCAAGGGCGGTTGCTACAGTCGCTATAAGAGGAAGCATACTTTTGATTTTCTGCTTCATCTCATCAATAGATGTGCCAACATAGTTCTTGAACATATCGTAGCCGGACAGGTCTACATCACCCAAGATATTGCCAGCAGATGCGCCGCTGCCAGAACCGGAACTCCCCTGTGTGGGGTCAATTATGTTCAACTCATCAAAACCCATCGTGTAGTCCTTGAGGGCTTTGGCGGCTTTCTTGGTGGAGTCTGCCGTGTCATCCATTGCGTCACCGATGCCGCCAACGCTATCAGCGCTCTTGGTGAAATCAGTAAACACGACCTTCACACCCATCAGCTTTGCCACCCACTCGACAAACTCTCGAATGAGCTGAACAGCGGCAATCAGCGGGGGAAGAATGGATTTCAGGGCGGGGTAGAGCAGAGAGCCGACAGATTTTGCCAACATATCAAGCTGTGCTTTCAGAATCTTGATCTGGTTCGCAGGACTCTGGATGGTCTGTGCAAGGTTGCCCTGCACGTTGGCAGTCTGCTTCATAATGGCAATATAACGCAGAACTGCCTTATCTGCCTGAGACAGACTAGAAACCTGTTTGTTAAAGCCTAAAGCTAGAAGCTCCTGCTGTAACCGTGCCTGAGACAGGTCGACACCCAGACGGCGAATAGGCTCAATCTCGCCAGAGATTGCGGAGGACATTGCAGTAAAGGTCTGCGCAACGTCCTTGTTCCAATAGGAACCTTCGTCATAGGCAAGCTGAGTCAGGTTCTTGGACAGAACGTATGCCTTGTCGCTGGCCAGACCAAACGAAGTACCCAAGCTCTGGATGGTAGCCATGTAGGTCATCGCTTTGGTTGGGTCAACTCCAAGCAGACCTTGCATCTTGCTAATGAGCGCATCGGCTTCACCGCTCAAATTGCCCATAGCATTATGAAACAGGTCTGTTGCTTCATAGAAGTCGTTGAACTTTGCAACGGCATTGCCAAGATATTCAGCAATGGCTTTCAGCGAAACCAGCTTTGCCATGTTTCGCATAAAGCCGTTTATCTGATTGGACAGACTGAGATAGCTCTTACGCTGCTTTTCGTTGGCTGCGGTCACGCGGTTTGCCTGTGTGACCACTTTGCTCAACTGCGGAGGGAGCTTTGCAAAAGCATTGCCCACCTTGTCAAGCTGAGATGCAAGGGGAGTAAGGGCGGCAGACAGTTTTTGGCAAGCAGTAGAAAAGTCACCCACCGTCTTGCTATCCAGCTTTTGCGCAAGGTCAGGAATCTTGTTGAGCTGATTCAAGACGCTTCCGAGATTTTTCAGATTGCTAAAATCCAGAACAGACAACGGAGCAAGACCATTCATCAACTGTCTGGAACTTTCAGCAAGCTGTGTGTAATCAGCTTTGTTTGCTTCAGACACTGCTTTCGGGATTCGGCGTAAAAGGCTTACAAAACTGCTCAATCCTTCCGGCGCAGTGACGGAAGGAAGATTATTGAATCCGTTCAAGACAGACTTCACATCGCTAATGTCAGAACTGATGCCCTGCACGCCGCTGACCGCTTCCGGGATTTTTTTGATGGCGTTGATGGCACTTTTCAAGCCTTTTGGGTCTTGAACGGTAGCCATAAGGTCAAAAGCATCCGTAACATCGAGCAGGGTATCAACGCTATCAGAAAGAGCGCCCATGCCGGTAAGGGATTCCGGAAGTTTAGCGATGCTCTTTGCCAGTGTACTGATGCCCTTTGCGCTTTCACTTGTATTGACCTTGCTGATGCCATCAATGAACCGAGTAACGCTTTCAAGACCGCTAAAATCTCCCTGCGCGGACTTTAACGCAGTGAGGGAATTGGTGAGCTTATCCAACCCATCAATCACCTTCGACACGTTGCCCTTTGTCCGCAAATTAGAAATGGCGGTAGCGAGCTTGTCGATATTAAGCTCCGCACCGCTGGATTCCGCAGAAATCTCTACGGATAAGCTCGTAATATCAACATCAGCCATCACTACCACCATCCTTTTGCTCCATCATGGAGAACATCATACGTTTGATTCGCTCCTGTGCTTCCGCAGCACGTTGGTATTCATACTCTTCTTTCTCCTTTTGAGTAAGGGGAATCGGTCTATCCATGTACTTGATAGGCTTAGACCCTTTCTTTCGGAACATATTGCCAACCGTAGAGGAAAGCGCAGATGCCATGTAAAAACCGTTTCTCCATGCTTCTGCATTGGCTCTGCGTTCTCGCAGCTCCTCTGCGTCACGGTATACCTTAGCCAGCCAGACATCGCCGTGCCAGAACTGCTCGTAGGTCATACCGATAGAGATGTAATAGGCTTCTACATCGTGGAACAGCTTAGAGAAGGAAAACGATTCTTCCTCTCCGTCTGGTTCCTGAGATTGTGCGGTTACACAATCTCCCACGTTGCGTTTTTTGCGGTCTTGTCCTCAGTATCAGTTGCCAGCAGAGACTTGGAAGCATCCATGAACATCTCAAGCAGCGCAGCCATCAGCTCTTCCTTCTCGTCGATGTGGGCAAACATTTCGTCCACGACTTTACGCTTGATGCCACGATTCCGGGCGATAAACGCGCCGTAGAACAGGGCGCGGGAGTTGGACAGCAGGTTGGTCATCTGGGTGTACTGGCCAATCTGAAAGCCTGCACGTTCGGTAGCTTCCACGCTGTCACGGGTGAAAGTCAGCTCGTAAGTGTTCTTGCCATCAGGGGAATGAAAGTTGATAACCTTAGCAGCCATAATAAATGCTCTCCTTTATAAATAGGGGCAGAACCAAATCCATTGTTCAGTTCTGCCCGGTTTGATTGATTCGATTTTTGCGGTTTAGCCGCCAGCAACAGTCAGGGTCTCGCTGAACTCAGGCTTCTTGGTGAAGATGCAGTTGATGGTCATTTCCACAACCTCGTCCACGCCAAAGCCGGACAGTCCAACCTGATGCATACCCTGCCAAGTGAAGCCGGAGCCGTCCTGCATCTTCAGGGCGTAGTACTTTACAGCGTTGCTCTCGGAAGTCTCATCGTAGCCAGCTTCCTTGACCTTCTTGTAGTCAGTCTTGTTGTAGTTGGCGGTAAAAGACTTGGTATCAGACTGGATAATGCCAAAGATGTTGACCTGCATGGGGTCAGACAGAGTGGTGGCATCCAGAAGGTTCGGCTCAGAGATCAGGTCGGGTACATCCTTGATGTCGCACAGCTTCGTCAGAGCGGTTGCGCTGTCGCCACAATATAGGGTGGTATTCAGACCGGAGATAGCAGTACTCATAGAATGTTTACCTCCTTAGTTTCGGTAAATCATTCCGTCCTCT